TATCGCAATTTTACGAATGATTTGAAAGCGAAAGTGCAACACTTGGAGAAACTATGCGATGTGTTTAGTAAAATCAAACCATTTGCAGTGAACTTTAAGAAATTTACCGAAATCGGAAAACTTATGAAACTAAACTATGAAATATTTGTTGATCATGATATAAAATCATGCGTAGACTATAGTTTTGGTTTCAACGGGTTTTATGAAAATATTGACCATATAAAGCAGATGATTGATAGTTCTCGAATCAATCCTTGTGTGTTTATTAGCGATAATGAGGAAGAGGATGAGGAGTTGCCCGAAGGAGAGAAAGGAGAGAAAGGAGAGAGAAAGAAGAAATCTAAAAAGAATGTATCATCCATGTCATCCATATCCAAAACATCTAGTAAATCTGCAAAAAGCAGTACAAGCAGCAAACATTCAAATAAAAAACACACATCATTTAAGCAGTTATACTATCCTCACCACGAAACACCAACTAAAAACGATGTTGTCATAAACAAAAAAATCATAATTACAGGACCCAATGCTGCAGGCAAAACTACGATTATCAAATCAACACTTATGAATATTATTTTGTCGCAACAAATAGGATACGGATTTTATGATAGTGCAAATATTAACCCTTACGATTATCTGCATAGCTATTTGAATATCCCTGATACATCTGGACGCGATAGTTTATTCCAGGCCGAGTCAAGGCGTTGTAAAGAGATTTTAGATAGTTTAGAAAAAGAAAGCGATAAACGCCACTTTTGTATTTTTGATGAATTGTATTCAGGAACAAATCCTTATGAAGCAGTTGCGAGTGCATACGGATATATTGGCTACTTGTCTATCATGAAGAATGTCGACCTTATGCTTACAACACACTATATTTCACTATGCGACAACCTGAAAACAAACAAGAATATTAAAAATTATAAAATGAAAGTAGATGTCGAAGAAGATTACAACGTGAAGTATTTATACAAATTGGAAAGGGGTATATCTAAAATTAAAGGAGGCATCAAAGTATTATATGATTTAGAGTATCCCAAAACAATTATAGAAAATACAAAACAACTATTGATGTCGATGTAATTAAGAAAGCGTTAAATATTTTATTTTTATTTATGTATAAAAATAAAAGATGTCGCTATTCCATTCACAAACTATTTTCAATATTCTTATTACTTTAATCATATGTTCGGCAATGTTTATTTTTTTTAGGTTTAAGCTGCGTGTTTTAGAGGTTTCACAAAGAGAACAGGCAAAAGTGTTGCAGTCTTTAGTAATGAGTATGAGAAGTGGTGGACATCCGCGAAATATGGTAAGTGATGATGAAGTTATAAAACATATGCAAATGGAAATGCAAATGCAGATGCAACAGGGTGGAGTGGGTGCGGGCGCGGGTGTTCCGGGTAATCAAACACGTCATCCAAATGACTTGATTGATGTTTCTGATGACGACGAGGAAGACGAGGACGACGACGATGATTCAGATTCATCGTCTGACTCTGAAGAGGATGACACCGATTCGGAATCGTCATCTTCGTCTGAGAATGAGAACGAAGAGAACTACGAGAATACTACAAAAAAAATAATATTTAACAACGGAGGAGCTTTAGACACACATGCGCATAATATCGAACACTTAACCGGCGATGACATTAAAGTCATTGAATTGACAGAACCATTATATCCTGTAGGAGGAAGCGCACATGGTTCCAAAGATTTGAATCATCAGCATGATACGAATGATATAAGTGACGATGACGACAATGACGATGACGACGAGGATATGAGTGATGATGACAATGACAATGACAATGACAATGACAATGACAATGACAATGACAATGACAATGACGATGAAGAAATCGGAAATAATACGGAAGTAAAGATAGAAGAACTTCCTAATCATGCATCTTTATCTCATCAACATGAACATGAACATGAACAACAACAACAACAACAACAACATTTAGAAACTTCTACTATCGATACTACCGAAATTAAAACTATTTTTAAAGCCGATAAACAACAACAACAACACACAGACTACAACTCAATGAATGCCCAAACACTTAAGCAACATTTGAAGAACAAATTATCGGCCGAAGGAATGCATTATAACGAGACTGCTATCAATAAACTTAACAAAAAGGAACTCATCAAACATTTGACTCAAGGATAGATGGAATGGCAAATATTATTTAGCAAAGTATTAATATTTTATTATATATATTATAATAAATTATACAATAAAGTATATATAGTAGTTTAGTAACAATATACATATAAACAAATACAACAACTAAAAACACAAATATGTCTTGGGGAACTTGCTATGCGGGTTCAAATAATATCCACTTCAATTTTCCACCAATTATGGATGACGGCAGGAACTTTGCGACCTGGCAACCTGGTGCAGTTATAAATGAAAAAATCCGCGAAAACAATGATATCAAATCAAACTGGGAATATAGAACTTTTTTGCAAAACAACGCACTCAAGATAATGCAATCAAATTCTGTATCTGCGTGCAATAACTGCGGGTCATGTCCACCTGTTTATGTGGGTAGTCAAAATCCGATTTCGCAATCAAATGTGCCGTTTGTTTTTGCATCAGCTTTAGACAATAGCCAGCCTTTTGGATATGAAACAAGCGACCTGAAAAATATGTATCTTTCACGGAACGAACTGCAGAGTCGGATGAGCGCGCCACACATTTCTCAGGCACAAATGTTGATACAAGGTTTAGCGCGTTCGAACTAGGAGTAGGATGTGGTAGAGTTTTAATGCTATGTTATCTTATTTTCAAAGAATAAGATAACATATTATGTTGTAGTAATATATAGTAATATATAGTAATTTTTAAAAAGTAAAATAAAAGTTAAAATAAAATAAAAAATTTAATGGCAACAAGGCGTAGAAAAGTAAAACATAGCCATAACAAGACTAGAACTACTAGTAAGGCTTTATTGCGTAAAACCAGACATAAAAATAAAAAAAATAAAAATTGTAAAACTAAAAAAAGATATCAAAGTGGAGGAGTACCAAAAGCACCAAAGGCATCTGCAAAGGGAGCATCTGGAATCAAAGTTGAACCAAAAGTAACCAGGTCTTTACGAAGACAAGGGATGGGACATATTGATATAGAAGAAAGACAAAAAAAGTTTCAAAAAGAAAATCCTACTGCTGAGTTTGATATTCCAGTAGAGATATCTGGTCTTGATTATAATATTAGCGTAAAATCTGTTAAACGAAAAACACCAGGACAAAATTCATTTAGTATAATGTGTGGAGATGCACGTAGATTTTTTACGCAAGTTGGTATAGGTAAAGTTCCTTATCATATGATAATTGGTATACGACAAAAACACCCCACGAAACCAGATAAAAAACAAATTCTTGGTTTTGAAATAGACTTACGCAAGTCTAGAAGTCTTTTATTTGGGAATGCAGACGATTGCACTATAAGAAGAATAGTAAAAAGAGCAGACGAGTTAACTGATTCTTATTACAAAGATGAAGTAGGCACTAAACCAATTATTGATGAATTTAATGAGTATTTAAAAAGTTTAGGCTCAAAAATGCAACTAGCCCCTAAAATAGGAAATCCTGATAAAAAAAGAGCTACACGTTTGCAAGCGTCGTTTAGTTATAAAACCGGTTCTCCTAATACTGATGCGGCAAGCAAGCTTTTTTCTTTGAGTTCTGAAGAAAATACTCCAGAAGATGGAGATGGAGAAGGAGAAGCTGCTACAGCAACGGCTATGGTTATGTCTAGAGGACAATCAGCACAACCATCACAAAGATTAGCACCTGTAAAAACTTTAAGACCTAAAATAAGTAAAAAAAGTAATAAACCTACAGAAGTCCAATATTTTCAAGAGTTTAAACCAAGAGTGCGTAGAAGTGAGTTACCAGCAGGACCAGCAGGAGCAGCAGAAGAAGGAACATTAATGTCACAACCACCACAAGCCATACACCCCTCACATCAACCAATGTTTGTTCAAGCTTCTTCTGCAGGCCCCGCCTTTTTCTCTGCTATTCCTCCTGTTCGTTATTTACCTGGATTTCCTGAAGTAGATTATGAAGCTTATGGAAGTTTGCAACCCATGCATGATGTAGGTTTCGCTAGTTCTCCGGCATTTTCTCCTAAATATAGATAGTTAAATAAGTGAAATATTTTTAATAATCCATTTATATTACACCTACCAAAAAAATGAGACAAAATGTAGTTATGATTTGTATATTTTATAACTATGTTTCAAGTAATTTGTTAGATGTTCCTGTCTGGTTTTCTTCTCTAAAATATTTGAAATTACTTTACAAATTATAATAAAATATAATAACCATTACAGAAATGTAATTCTGAAATAGTATAATGCCCTTCGGGGTGCTTTTACATTATTGAGAAAAAGAATAACAAAATTTTTATTTTTTTATAAAAAGTTTGTCTCATTTTTCTTTTTGGTCGGTGTAATTATTTCTATATAATATATTATTCTGTATTATATATACATCATCATCATCAATACCTATGACAAGTAAAACTTTAAAATACTACGCATCAAAATATTTACCCCGTATTTTATCTAGACGTGATAAGTTATTTGAAAAAAAACAACTCGACAAGTCTCGTAAACTTTATAAAGAGAAAAAGTATTATACGCGAAAAGCTGTCGCATCTTATCCCGGAAAAGTATCAAAACATATTCTTCATGCCAGAAAAATATATGGAGTAGAAGATATTTTTTCTTCATCCCAACTTGCCAAAAAAACAGGATGCAGTGTTTCTGCGCTTCGCCAAATCGAAAAGAAAGGCCAAGGTGCGTATTTTTCATCCGGCAGTAGACCTAACCAGACTGCACATTCTTGGGGACGAGCGCGTCTTGCAAGTGCAATCACAGGTGGGAAAAGTGCTGCAGTTGATTTTAGTATTCTTGACAAAGGATGCAATCATAAAACAAGTCGAGCGTATAAGATGGCACTAGGTTCTGTAAAACGTCATGGCCACGGAACTAGACGTGTTCCCAAGTCTTCATTTGTAAAGTCGAGATAATGATGTCTTCGTAAAATATATTCGACCAAAAATACATAATAAAAACATACTATGTATTTTATATACCATATAAACTCTAAGAATGAAAAATACAAAAAACATTATAAGCTTCGATGTCGGGATGAAAAATTTAGCATATTGTATTTTTCAACTTTGCGAAACTACACATAGTGTAAAAATATTAAAATGGGATGTTATCAATCTTTGCACTCCAATAGTAAGAAAGTGTAACACTTTAGGATGCACCCAATATGCTAAATATTGCAAGACGTTTCATATAACCAGTGACGATGACGATGACGATGGCGTCGAGGATGATCAAGAGGAGGACAACAAACAAGACATATGTGAAACAGGAGAGAAAGGAGAGAAAGGAGAGAAAGGAGAGAAAGACAAAATAAATGAAAATGACGACCCCGAATATGAAACAGAATATTTTTGTAACAAACATGCAAAATTATCAAAGTATAAGATTCCGACACCAGAATTAAATATTAAAAAAATAAGAAAAATGAAATTAGTAGACATCAAAGAACTAATTGTGAAGTATAACTTTAGCTGTAGTAACCTTCCATCTCTTGTTCTCGATGAGAAAGGAGAGAAACACATAAATCAAATAGTAAATATAAAATTGATAAAAACAAAACCAAACTCAAATACAAAAGATGACCTAATCAATGTGATAAAACAAGAGTTACACAACAACTACCTACAACATATTGAAAATGTCAAAGCAATGGATGTTGATTTAATAACTATCGGCAAAAATATGATGCAAGAGCTTGACAATGTTTTAGGAATGGGAGGGCT